AAAATTACACAAAAATACACAGTCCAATAAACTAACTACTTAACAAATAATTACATATATTTTACTAAAACACTTGATTATGTCAATTATTTCTTGTAACTTCACTTCGTCATGTAAACGTCGTTTTACGACAACGATTGACACTCCTGCCCACTCAGGTAACTTGGAGTAACTATATCCCAACCTTTAACAGTTTGTAATGTTCTGATTGGCTCGCTTAGAAGCTTCGCTCTGGGTATGCTGTGCGTGATTGCATGCCTTTAATTCACATCCAATAATTTACACGAAAATTTTTTAAATAACATTAGTTTTTTTTTAGAAATTTTATAGGCAGTTTTTAATTGGAAAGTGTTTAAAATCAGAAATTTTGTAGGCATGTCTATATAGACTTTTACCCTTTTTCCATGAGCATGGGGTACACCCTCCCTCCTGACTCTCAGGACGTTATGTGTTAAGTAAATTGTTAAGTATGTTGTATTTCAGTTGTTTAGGTTGTTTTGTGGTTTGTTTTTTTAAATTGCAATTGTTGTGGATTTGTATAAATGGTGCGAACTTAGTTTATTTTGGTTTTGTGTAAATTCAATCTATGGTTTTTATAGCTTTTGTGCAAAGTTGTTTTATTCTTTTGTGTAAATATATAATATGGTTTTGTTTGTTGTTTGTTAATGTTTTTTGTGTGTTTTTTATTGGATTATAATGTATTGATATAAAAAAAGCCCTTACTATATGTAAAGGCTTGTATTATTGTTTGTTGTGTTGTTTAGTTAGTTATATCTTTCTATTATATAATCAGGGTATTTATTTTGTATTAATTGTATTGCTTCATTATGTTGTATTATATCTTTTATTGGTATGTATTCAATCGCTTGTAAACTTGTTCTGCTTATGCTTTTATATATTGTTATTGTTCTGTTTGTTATTCTGTATCGTAGTTTGATTTTGTTTAGTATTGTGGATATTGTGTTGACGCTTGTTTGATAGTCTTCTGCCATTCTTGAAATGGTTATATAGTTGTTTATGTATTCATAGTACATATCTTTCATTTGTGGTAGTGTATATGTTTTCATGTTATATTATATTAAGTTTATCAATGTTAGTTTTATTAGTGTGTAACCTACATATAAAAGTATTAAGGCGGTTAATTGTTGTAATCCATTCATATGCTTATACTATGATTTATTAATACTATTCTTTTTAGTTCTTTTAATGTATACGCGGACTCGTTTTTATATAATGCAGTATAAAAATATCTTCCTGCTGAATAAAATAAAGTATAATTGTTTTTAGTAAATGTATATCCTTGTTTTAATTGTTTTGCTTTTGCCTTCATATTATTGATACGTTATAAGTTTCCTTTACTATTTCTATTAATTCGCTTAGTGTTTCAGCTTCAGCATGGTTGTATTGAGTATCTGAATATATTAGCATCTTATCGCTATTTTCCCAAAGTGTGAACATTGGTAGTCTTAATACCTTGTTTAGTCGTATGCTTTTTTCTAGTGTTTTTATTGCGTGTTTCATCTTAATAATATCTTTTAATTAGTTTCTTTCTTTCTGTTATGGTACATTTTAACCATAAACTTCCCTTATAAATATTGTAATGTTGTGGCGTTTCTGTTTCTATCCTGAAACGTTTGCCCTGTCTGTCTATTCCCGTAATTATATACATTTTATTTCGTTTTAATATCAATTAATTTACCACTCCATTCATTCCCGTTCAAATACCAAACGCCTTTTTTTTGTTGTATAGATACCCCGTTTAAGGCGTTTAAACGTTCTTTTGTTGTGTTTGTTTCATATCCTCCATTCGTTATACTTAACGTTCTTTGTGGGTCGTTATATAGATATGCTATTTCTGTATTATATAGTTTTAAAATTGTTACGTTTTCTTTTACAATTACGTTTGTATTGTTGCTTTTAAATGCTTTTGCGTTATAAAAATTATTTACTGCTTGTTGTGTTATCTTTCTCATTTTCTTTTGTTTTAAAGGTTTATTTTATTATTTCTTATAATTACTCCATACTATTTCTAATATACGCTTATAACGTCTAATTTCTAGTATCTCGTTTGTTCTTTCTAGTTTTACTATTTTATTGTTTATACTTTCAATAAATAAAGTAATGTTTTGCGTTTCCATAGTTTCTTTTTTTAAATTAAATTCCTGTAAATTCTAACCATTGTAATAGTTCTGTATCGTCTTTATCAATGTAACTTTTTAACGTTTGTAGTTCTGCTATTTCACTATATGAGATACATTCTTTTTGTATTTCTTGTCTTATGTATTCAAGTCTTTTTTTAATTTCTGTATTCATGGCTTTTTATTTTATTATTAAAAATTTTTGTAGTTCTTCTTTATAGGTGTTTTTCATTGCTTGGATTATTAATAAATCTTTTGATTTATAAACTATTTCACCAAATAAATAAAGTTTAAAAGTCTTTTGCATAGTGTTTAAATTAATCGTTAAAAATTTCTTCGTTTTCTACTTCATAAATGAAATTTACTAAATCTTCCATTAAATCTTCCTGAAGTAATAAAGTAGCAAGTAATTCAGAATTTACATTTTGTAATTCAAACCCCATTTCGTATGCTATTTCTAGAGAAGTACGTAAACTATTATCATTGTCTTTTAAATAATCCATTGCACTTACATAGTAAACTATTTCTTGTTCTCTTATTCTATCTTCCAAATATTCTCTTAAGTCTTCAGAAGTCTCAAACATATTATCGTTTAACGTATCGTCATTTAAATCAATCCAACTACTTAAATTGTCATATCCGTTAAACAATTCTTTTAATTTTTCGTTTCTTGCTTCCATGTTTTCTTTTTTTTAGTTTTTAATACTTTGTTTCTTTCTTCTCTACAAATATACAACTTTATTTTAATATTGTGCAAATTTACACAAAAATAATTCATTTATTTTCATTTCAATTGATAATCAACTAATTACACTTAAAAATAGTTACTTTCTTATTTATATAAATGTACGTACGTGCAAATAATAATATTTTTTAATTAAACAAGTCTTTTGTAATATTTATTTTTGATTGATTGGATTGGATTATTATATAGAATAATTCTAAATAATACTTATTGCCCCGTACTGGCGCTTTTGATTCTGTATATACAAAAATGGAAATTCTGAAATTCAGATAGCTAGACTAAATTTTCCAAACTGAAAAAACTAGTCGAATTTTTCTAAATTGAAAAAACTATTCCAAAATTCTGGATACAAAAAACTGGATTAATTTTTCTAAATTCAAATCGCTATACCACTTTACGGAAATTGAAAATTCTGGTGGGCTATATAAAAATTTCCAAATCAAAATTCCTATACCTCATCACCTAAAACAAAAAACTCCAGCACGTAATGTACTGGAGGAAAGCCATTTAAACAAACCACCCTCATAGTTAATATTAAACTGTTGGCTTTATTTTCTTTAATTCGTGTAAACATTCACGAAGTTTTATATTATCACGTCTAACACGTTCTAAGCTATCTACAATTAAATCTTTATCATAGTTTTCTAAATCGGATTCAATTACTAATTCAATTGCTTGATTTATTTTTCCGCAAGTCATTGGTGGCATCATATCTTTTATATTCAAAATCGAGCCAAAGGTCGCAATTAGAAGTGAAACCACAATACCCACAAGTAATATTATTTCCTTCCAGTATTGTTCTTTCAAACTTTGCGGGTCTTTTTTCGCATGACTTACAACCGCATGACAATTCTTTTTCACATGAAGGGCACGTCATCGTTTAAAAAAATTAAGTAGTATTTGCGTTTTTGTTGCGTGTGTAAATGTAAACTTACCATCTACACGATGCGTAAACCCTTTGTCATTTAAGTTGCGTTTAAGACTACAAAATCTGCATTCGATAGTCTTACCCTTATTTGCTTTTATCTTGTATCTAGACTCATCTAAATGGTAAAAAAACATAGGGTAGTTATTTCTACAGGTGAAACATTTTTTATAATCCACAATAACCACTGTCACATTCGTTAAAATCTTCATCAAATAATTCGATTTGTAATTTATGCTTTCTAATTTTTTCATACGATATACCATTTTTAAAAGTTCTATTTTTATCTTCTTGTCTACAAAACCAGTCAAATTTCTCTGGATGTTTTTCACTCATTTTTTTTAGTAATATTTCATTTCTATGGAAACATCCAATACAATTATTCATATAAGCAAAACGAACTTCTTTATCACTCCAAAAGTTTTCTATTTTATCTTTGAAAATTCTATCTTCTATTAATGGAAATTTAGGTTTTTGCCAAGGTGTATTATCCCATTTATTAGAATTACCAGTTTTAGTTTTACCTATAATATTTTTAAATGTACTAAATCCTTCATCGTTTGTTTTTAAAATCATCCTTTCAGCTCTAGAAACTTCGTTTGCTCTAAATCCTATACGCATTTCCATAGGTTGTTTAATAGTTTCTTTCCACCAGTTAAACATAGGAGTTAATTTCATCTCAGTGGTACAGAATCTTTGCATAATATTAGGTAAATACAGCTTACCATTTCTATTAATTATTTCGTCAAATGATTTACCTGTTACCCATGTTATTTCACTTCCAATGAATTGCTCTAAATCTAACATTGTATAAATTATTGTATCCTCTTCTAGAGTACCTATGAATTCAACACCTAATTTATCACTTACAACCTGTCTAATTTTAGCGTCTTTAAACAGACATGATTTATCATTTGTTCTAACTAGTGCAAATAAATTATAATCTGCAGGGTAATTAGCTGCGATATATGCAGATGTTTTACCCCCCGAAATACTATTACAAGTTATCATATATCTTCTTTTCTATAAGTGATAAATCTTCATAGGCACAACTAAATCCGCTTATCATTTCTTGCTCTGTGAAATATGCTTCGTTTTTATATCCTAAACCTACTTTTGTTTGCATTCTAAGTTTCTCTAATTCCATACGTTTTAAACCCTCTATTTGGCATTTATGTACCTTTGTCGCACGTTTGTTTAACTCTTTTAATATAGTCACGTTAAACGGCTGTTTATGCAGTCTATTTGTAAGAGTCTCTGTGCTTAACTTTCTTGCTAGTGATACTATCATTTTATAAATTATTTTCTTTTTTAATTGCTTTAATTACTTTTTTGTGAGATAAAAATGTACCGTCATCACCTTTGTACTGAATTGATAAGTTACCAGTATTTACATCTTTAGCAACGTGTAAAGTATACAGAACTTCATCTTCTTCACCTACACCATGAAGGTGCATCACTCCATACAACATACAAACTCTCATAGGTAAATCAAGGTAATTCTCTTTTTCTTGACTTTCGTCTAAATATTTTTCTTTTAAAAGATTTCTTAATTCGTTTACCGTGTTATTAATTTCATACATAGACATGTGTTTTATTTTGTTTTCCATTTTATTTCTTTTTTAAAACTTTGATTACTATTTTTAAAACTCCAATTTGTAATTTCGATATTTTTTTAAAAGCACTTTCTGACAAATCTATTTTTTTACCAGTAAAAGCACCTTTATCTGTAACACGAACTATAACACTTTTTTGATTTTCAACATTTGTAACTTTAAGAATCGTACCCATTTCAAAATGATTACTAGCACAAGTCATTCTATTTTTATCGAAAATCTCACCAGAGTAGGTGTAATTGCCATGGAAACTTCCACCGTACCATGTTGCTATCCAGCCAATTAACATTAAAGTTTTCATTTTAATATTTTTTTTATTTATTATAAACTTATTTTTTCGTAGTATTTATTGAATTTATCAACGAACTTATTTATTTTTTGATTTACTTCTACAAGTTGGTCTTGCAATTCTTCCCTTGTAACACGTTTAATCCAGATTGTTTTAGGTTTATATCTATCATCAAAAGAAATGAAATCTAACCAGTCTAATTTTGTATTTACAAGAAAGTAATTCATAACTTGTGGAAGGTAGTCACTTGGAATCCTATCACCAAGAATGTATTTAACATGAGTAGCTGTATTCGGTGATTTAACTTCTACTGCACCAGTTCTATCTGCTGTAAACCCATCTGGTGATAAAGCTAACATTTCATTTTCTTCACTAATACAAAACCCAACACTATCAATTACTATTCCAGTCATATGTTGGTATAGTGATATTGCAATAGGTTCACAATTCTTACCACGTTCCATTGCCTTAGTTGTAAATGTTTCTTCTATTTCATCTGAACCTAATTCAGCTATTAATTCATAAATTACTGGTAGGTTATCTGCTTTTAAAACATCTTTTAGCCTTGTTCCAGTGATTTTACCTTTTCTAGCTTCCAACCATTGTTTCGTCCCTTGTTCTAAATCTAATTCTTTCATCTTTCTTTCTTTTTAAGTTAAATACTGGGAACATTTGACTGCTCCCATTCTAATTGCATCATGTATTCTGTGTCTTGCATAAGCATTTCCATGTACAACTCATCCATTTGTAATCGCTTTAATTTCTAACGCTTGTTTACCAGTCAAAGTATAAGTTTTAGACAACTTATCAAATATATCTGCTTCACCACTTTCAAAACGTGCTATTGCTTTTTCAAATAATAAATCTGAACAAGTTGGTAATACTTTTTTAGGCTCATCTTTATGACTATTTGTAGCATCTGAATCTGCAACATCATCTAAAAGTAAAAGTCCACCAAGTGCATATTTTCTAGCGTAACTGGAAGCCGTACCGAATGTCTGTGGAATATCCATACCTTTTTTATGAATATCAACTCCTGCGGAAGCTGTAACAGAAATTTCACCAAACGGACAAATAAATGTTGCTGTACTTTCTACTACTGGAATACCACATATCTCACTTACTTTATCTGCAAGTACGATTACTGCTTCCCAACCAAGTAAAATAGGTTTAACTGCTACTTGAATGTCCTCTACAGAACGAAACTTGTATTTACCAAAAGCATTAAAGTTGTTTTTTAATACCTTAACTTCATTTTGAACCTTACTTAACAAGTGAGATACTCCGTTCATTTCTAATTCTAAATCTTTCATCTTATTTAATTTTTGCTAATAATTCACGACTAATATGCCCTTGCTCAACTGCAATTGAAAACAATTCTAAAGCATACTCTATTTGTTTTGCCTTTGTTTTTGCTAATGAAAACTCTTTTCTCATTATACTTACTTGCAATGCTATATCCATTGCATTTTCTACTTGAACACTAGATTGTACAGTTACTTTCTTGTATTCATTTACAGTTACTACTTTTTTTGCCATTATATTTTATTTAAAATTGAAATTATATACTCTTTGTCTTTATTCTTAGTTTCTGCCATAAACATAATGCTTAATAACAATTCATAAACTGAACTTTTAAATTCAAGCATATTCATGGATTCATGTGTGCTTGGGTATTTAACACGATTGTTGTTTTCTACTTCTGATACAAAACATTTGTATAAATGCTTTAATTCATCAAGTTTTTGTCGGGTAGCTTCGCCTTCAATATTTTTAGCGAACTCTTTTGCTCTTTGTAAAGATTTCATAATTTTTGCCATTTGTTTCAACAAAGTTACACAATCATTTTAAATAATCGTGCAACTTTGTGTAAAAATATTTCATTTATTTTCTAACTTGTTGTTTTATAGAACTTTCCAAGTATATTATTATTCAAATAACTTTCATCTTCTAGTACCTCATTGATAAATAAATGTTTGCACTCGCAATAAGTTAATGAAATTTTGGAGTAGCATATCTCAATAATTATACGTTGTATTTCACCTCCAGATTGTTTATGTGCTTTTAGAACTTCATTAGAACTATAGTAATTTTTGTAAGTGAACTTTCTTACACGTTTGTATTGTTTTAATCTTTTATCGGTAGGCATTTCTTTTTTACCCAACTTAGTCTTTACATCGGCATAGAAATTTTTTTTACCAATGTATTTAACGAATTTACCATCTATTACTGCTGTCATTAAGTAGACAAATCCAACTGCATTTTCTGGTATCATTTCTTCTATAAACTCCATTTGTTTACCATCTTTATTAATTTTCCAACTCATAATTATTTATTTTTAATTGTTAATTCTTCTCCCGTTAAAATGAAGTATAGGTTTTGTAATTGGTGAACATATTTAAAATCATATCCAGTTACAAATCTTTTTTCGTTAAATTCTGGTATCATTTTATTTTTATTTACCGTCCAATACAATTTTAATTCATGGTTTCTACTTTGGTGATATTCATTATTTATTAAATCAAATCCAAACTTCAACAACCAATCTTCTGTTAGTGGTATTCCAAATAATAAATCAAATCTATATTCGGGTTCAATCCATCTATCAGCTATTTCCCCCCATCTTCCATCATCTTCTATTGAAAGATTTATTCCTTTTTCACTAATAGATTCTACTTCAAATATGGTTTTAAATGAATCATAATACCCATCTGTAACATAATTACCTATCATTAATTCTGATGTTTTCATAATCCTTCTAATAATAATTTATTTTGTTTTTCTAATAATCTAATTCTTTCTTCTAACTGCATAATGTGACTGCAATAGTTGTTAGAAAGTAATCTTGCCGTTCTATACTCTTTTTCTAGCACGTCATACATCGAAACTGAAAAAACGAGTTGTCCTATGGAATCTTCCATTGAGTTCGTTAAATCGGTTCTTTGGGGGTTCTTTTCCTTTATTTCATCTGTACTTAGTTTAAGTTTTGCAATTGTAGTGTTAATATTTACTCTAGCGAGTATTAAATCTAGTTCATTCATAATTAAAATGGAAATTGAATCCCTTTGTCAGGGTCGTTAATAATTCTTTCTGGTTCATTCTCTCTAACCCCTGCTTCGTAAAAACTTGCTACTGGAGGATATTTTGGTATTGGAAGTTCTACTGGTGCTTGATAACTTGTTTTAGGGTGCTTAATGCAATCTATACCTCCACACTTAAATCCGTTTGCAGAATTGTAATTAAACATTATTGGTTTTTCAAGCATTGTTTGACCTCCACCATCATCCGTATCTTTAACTTTTTTAATTTCCACAAGTGTTTCAAACTTCATTGTTTCACTACCGATAAGTCTGTGAATTATAATAAAATCATCTGCTTTATTTGAAAATGCTTTACCACCTTCAATATCATCTTTAAATGGAGGTGTAATATGTCCAGCCCATGTGTGTCCTTGTGGATATACAGCTTGTCTACGTCCACTTGCTGTACTTGGGTGAGCATTTATGTATATCGTAGCATTAGTAGTCTTACAAAACATTTTTAAATCATTTAAAACATCGTAATTACTAGAATATGATAAAGCTGTCTTTAATCCGTTGAAAGGGTCGATTAAGTAAGCGTCCGTTTTACTTGTTTTAAATACCTCTAATAATTCTTCTGGAGTATATCGTTTAAGATTATCTACAAACTTAAAATGGTGTTCAATTTTCATTATACCTACTTGTAATTCAGAATTTGTAAGTTCAGTTATCTTTCTTCCAAAATACATTCTAATTAAATCTCTCATTGCTTTTTGTGCTGAATTTTCATCCATAAACAAAGTAAATGTAAGATTGTGATTAGTTGCCAAAGCAAGAAAATACCATAACATCCAGTAAGATTTACCTACGTTATCATGTCCAAGTATAAAATTTAATTGACCTCTTTTAAATCTTAAATAATCATCTAAGTAAATACCTAATCCAAGCCCTTGTGGTATTTTACCATCCCTATAATCAAATAGGTATTTAGTGCTATGTCCGTCTTTTAAAATCATAATTTCCCCATTTGTTTGTAAACACTATAAACATATTGGTCTGTTACAACTTCACCATCTGCCGTTACACCTAAAACATTAGATTGATTATTGCTTTGCTGTACAGATACGTTTGTCATCCAAGAAGATTCAAAACCACCCCAACTTTTTTCAACGCATTTTTCTAATACTAAGTTTCTATCTAATCCAGTAAGTTCAACTTGCTTTATGAATTTATCTAGTGCAGTTTCTGTATTTGTAAGTTTTTTAGCTTTACGAACTTTTATCCATTCAGAAACTAATTTAGAATCAAAACCAAAAGACAAAAGAGATTTTTTAAAATCGAACGACGGAGGAGTATATATCTCTTCTTTTCTTTTCTCTTCTTTTCTTTTCTCTTCTGTATTACTATCGTAATTCGGTCGTAATACGGTCGTATTACTATCGTTATTCGTTCCTAATACTATCGTATTACGTTTTGACCACCTCTTTTCTACTGATTCTCTGGCTTTTACAGATTTTTCTAAGGCATTTTCAAACTGTTCATCTAAGAAATAAATTTTTATAAAACCACCAACTTCTTTAATTACTTTCTTAGATAAAAGATTTTTATAATTGTCTTCATCACATTCAATAATTGCATCTTCAATAGAAAGTTTAGTTTCATTTATCCAGTACAAACAACATAATTCCATAAATGAAGATTTAGCTTCTGGAGTACATTTTTGAATTTTTCCCATCTTCCATTCCGAAATAGAGAATTTAAACCATTGCATTTTTTCCATAACTAATCTAATAAAGCAATTTGTTTACGAAGTTCTTTAGATAGCTTAATAGCCGTAAACTTATCTAGTATTACACCACAAGTTTCGTGTTCTTGATTAAAATCATCATGATTAACTATTACGATTTCAATTCTTTGATTGTTTGCTTCTATTTCAATAAAATCTTTTGAAATTAATGAGCATTTGAATTTTAAACTTACCATAATACAATAAAGGTTTTTAGATTACCAGTAACTTTTAGTTAAATAAAAAAGCCAAGCTAACGAAGGTGCGTAGGAAAACCTTGTTGCTTGACTTTATGTTATAAAAAATGTTTTTCGGAGTTTCCTACGCTTCGATGGTACAAATATAGTAAATTATTTAATTCCTATATATTTTTTAAATTTTTCTTCTTTTAAAATTCGTTGCATACCAAAACAGCCTTCTAATATTGAGTTGGCGCGTTGTGTAAGTGATATTATCATTCCTTCTATTTCATTCTCATCATAAGAAACATAATAACCTTTAGAAGTGCTTATAATAGGTAATATTCCTTGTACTCTATAATAGTTTATAATCTTTCTTAATCTACGTTCTGAAAACTTTTGTGTTAGTGGTATATTCGCATTAACTCCAGATACAATCTCTGGTGCTGTTACTGGATTGTCTTTTGTACGTTTTTTAAATGCTGAAACTAATCTTTTAGCTAACATTAATTCTTCGTCGTTTAATTCTTGTGTGTATTCAATATGTCCGTTAATCATTTTAAATAAATTTATAAAGTGCAACAATAACAAGTAAAAGCAATACAATGTATAAAAACATTTGAATCATTTGTAAGCAACCATAATTACTTTCAAATTCTACTTTTTCTGGTTCAATAGGTTCTTTAACTTTTCTTGCTTCTAAGAACTCCGTGTACTTATCTGTATCGAATCTATCGAAAAACATTATTCGGTCTATTAGATTAGGTCTTTTCATACTATAAAGGATAAAATAATTCACAATCACATTCTACCATTGACGAGCATCCGCCACAACATTGACTCGCAGGTTTTGTACATAAATGAGTTGTATCATCTTCGTAACTTCCTTTACCTTCACAATGAATACAAGTGTTTTCTTCTTCAAAGTTGGTAAATTGCATTAAATCTTCCGTTTCAAAACAATAACCATTATCAAACCATTCATCGTCCTCTTGCTCAATAGGACACCATTCAGTACCATACACGCAAAACTTACGTGAAATACCTCTCCAATTAATCTGTAATTCTGATTGATTTAAGAAAGTAAATACAACTTCACTTTCATCTATGTAGTCAGGCTTATATCCTAATACATAACTCATTAATTTTTCTTTTTCCATTGCCAATTGTTTTAATTTTCTACAAATATAACTATTTATTTTAATTCTACACAAATTTGCACAAAAAAACCTTGCTAAATTAATAACAAGGTCTAAACTCATGGCAAGAGTTATTGAAAAGAACGAGTAACAAATATAGTTATTCTTTTATCTCGAAGTGCATAAAATCACGATTCTCTTCCCTACCTAACCCTATAAATCCATGTTTGTAAAAAATATCAATCATTTGTTTATATTCTGGTCTTGCAAACCTTGCTGTCTTTGAAGTTTCTTTCAATAGATTTCTTTCGGGATCTAAATCAATAGCTACACCCCATGAGTGTTTACTCCAATCTGTTCCGCCACGCATTTTACGATAATTAAAACAGCCTCCGTAAATATCTATTCCTAATTCAACTATCTTATCGTACCCATAAGTAGATAAAAGTTCGTTAAACACGTTTAAAAAGTTGTTTGCAACCAATCTATGACAACTTATTCTATTCACCTTAGTTTTTTTATCCCAAGCAAGTCGCATAGGATAAGGTAGATTTATAGTTACTAAGTATGAAGCACCTGTTTCAGAAGGTACTCCGTACTTTTTTATTAGTTGTTTAGTCGTTAGCATTTTCTACTTTTTGTGCGTTATAAACTGCTATTGCACCTAATTTAACTGATAGTACCTCTAGTGCAATCTTAATAACTGGTCTGTTATCTACCACTCCACTTTCAGCAATTCCTAAAGCTACAGCGCCTAATAATGCTGATACTTTTACGCCTAATTTGTTTTTTTTAGGCGTTTTCGATTTAATTCTGTCTAAAATTCCCATAACTATTTATTTATATATTTTCCATGTACCATCAGTAAAAGTCAGCATATATCCAGTACCATCTTTAAAGACTTCCTTGACTTTCTTTCCTTCTACTATCATTCCTTCGCAAAACCTTCTTCTAGCCATTGTATTTCGTTAATTTATCTTTTTTCTTATCTTGTAACTTAGCTGTAATTTTTACTAAGTTAGTAAAATCTATGTATTCTAATGTTGGTGATTCCTCAACAATAAGTTCTGTATCTTTAAATTCAGAAGTGAAATTAAATGGATTGTGGTCGGAAGCATAAAGTTCAAATTCTGAAAGTAAGTACAAATCAACAATTTTATCTGAATATTTCTGTCTAATAGGGTCAGTAAATAATGTGTAGTTATTGATTGTTTCACGTTGTACGTTATATGATTTTCTGTCTTGATATACTAAGTTGTCAATTACAAATGTAGGTTCACGTTTACCAAAGAAACCCGTAAAACGTAAACTATCTTGAACTTTAGAGTTAGTAAAGTCAATACCTTCAATGTTGTTAAATTGATTTAATACTACTCGTAGTCTTATTGTTCCTTTAGCTGTGTCAGTAGAATAAGTAAGTAATTGATATTCACCCCATTCAGTAGTGCCAACTACACCGCTAACATTCCATTCTAATTTATAAGTATAACAACCTTCACCATCCGTAGATAAAACTGTTTTCCATGGAATAGTTGCGTAGAAGTCAGTTCCGTTAGGATTAACTACTACTGGAGTTTTAGTAGGTTGGTAATTAGCTAAAACATCAACACCATTAACTTGTTTGTATAATTTAAATTCAAGTGTATCTACCGTTGAATCATCTATTTTAAACCATGCAGAAGTAATATCGTTTTTCCATGTAGTAGTAGGGTCTGTAATAGAAGCTAAAACAAGTTCTGGAACGCAACATTCTTTTGGTGAATCATCGTAAACTTCATTTGGTTTATCCTTACGTTTTTGAATTACACGAAAACATTGTTTAGTTCGATTGTATAATGGAGTTGGCATATAATTAAATTTTTACTAAGATACTAACTTATTATCTTTTTTATTGTATCACAATTCTTTTAATTTATTTTGATATGCTAAATGTGCGGATAGTTCGCAATTAAAATATCCTAAATGCAAATATTTTTTATTAACTTTTATTCTTACTACCCATTTTTTTCGTCTTTTTTCCCAACTTACACCAGTATATTTAGATGTTTTATTTTTAATATCTTTTGATGTATTATATCTATTAGTAACTATTTGTAAGTTTTCAACTCTATTATCTAATTTACAATTGTTAAGATGGTCGATAATTAATTTCATTCCACAAGGTTTATGATTTAAAAATGCTTCTGCAACTAATTGATGAACTGTACGTGAAATAGTTTTAGCGTTTTTTGATAAACCTACATAATTATAACCACTCGTATTTATACAATTTTTTATTATTTTTTCTTTACAAATGAATGGGTGTCTACCATTTTTTAAAATTTCTCTTGCTAATGATTTTACATTTCCTATGTTGCTTACTTGATACATACCTTCCCAATTTGGTATATCCTTCCATATTTCTTTTTCCATAAAATAAAAAGCCTACCAATCAGAGGTCGCTGTCTCGTCATGGTAGGCATTTAATAAGTTCTTAATGTATCAGCGACAATACGTTGTAAATTTATTAATTATTTTGATAAAATAAAACCTATTTCATCAGTTTGTTTTTTAAATTCTTCAAAGCTAAAATTTAACGGATTTCTTTCTTTTACATAATCAATTCCTATGTACGCAGTAAATTTACCTTGTTTAAATACTGGTGCTACAATTACTGATTTAATACCTTGATTTCTTAAAGATATTTTAGTTGCTGTTTCTTTTATATCTTCAATGTCTGAATACACCATTTTACATAACATAACTTCTTGCAGAAACATAGGAAATAAAGAGGTTGGAAGATTTTGCAAGTCAGATGCTTCACTAGATATTCCTCTGCCACAAACTTCGTGAGTTAAAGATTGATGATTTTTATGTTTATTGTCAAAGTAGCGAATTGTATTATGAAATCTAAATATATATACCCTATCTCCTTTGTACTTTAACATTAATTCGTTTAATAATTGTTGAATCAATACGTCATTACTTATATCTTCTTTTATTGTATCCACCTTATGCACCTTAATTTCAACTACTTCTGTAATTAAAGATTTATAATAAAATAATACAAAAGCAATTAAAAGTATGATAATTACTAAGGTTTTTGTTTTTCTTAATTGCTCTAATATTAATCTAACTTCATTCATTATACTGGTATTTTAATTGCTGAAACATTTAAATCTGCTACTCTCATGTTTGAACTCGAAGTGTTTTTAACAAAAACTTCAACATAATCATTTGTAGTCATACTTAATTGACAAGAGGTAGAACTTGGATATTCTTGATTGGAAACATCTGTCCTAACTGTCATTTCACTTTCTGCTAATATCGTTCCGTTTTTTGCTATTCCAATTGATATGACTTGCGAAACAGAACCTGACCTAACACTACAATTTACACTAATCTGAAAAGAGTTTGAAAAAGCACCAGTGTAAGTAAGTCTATTTGCAGAATGTGAAAACTTAGAGTTGTCAGCACTTGCAGTAGTTGTTCCACCCGCTTTAACCCATACGTTTACATTTGGAGAACCAATAGTAGTATCTGTAGTGTTGTTTACCATGTACATAAATCCACGTGTAGCTGTATTTGTAATATTTACACAGTTTACAAATAATGCTTTATTGCTAGTGTGTGTTACTCCAGCTACGTATGAACCACCACCACTAAAGTTTATTGTATCTAAAATATATTTTTCATCACCAATAGTAGCACTAGCATTTACATTTAATGCTGTTTCACCTGACAATACAACAAATGACGAGTAAATAATTCTAAATCTACGTGTAATGTTTGCTCCTGACGCTATTGTTATTGCTGTACCTGACGCTTTACAATCAAATAAAGAGTTACTTATTCCAATTGTTCCAATAGTTCCATCAAAAGTTAATCCTTGTGAGTTTAAGAACGCACTATCTGACATCACAAAGTTTGTATAGTTAGCAATTGTTCCAACCGTATTACAATCAGTAAAGTTTACACCAAACCAATCTAATGCAGTAGTTACACCATCACCACTTAAACTTAAAGCTATATCTGCTTCAATTGTTACGTTTCTAATTGGTAAAGAGTAAGAAGAAGTAATTAATGCAGTTCCAGTAAGCCCAGTTGATTTTATTCTGCAATTTTCAGATGAACCACCTAAAATAGTTGTATTAGTGTTACCTACTAACCTATCTCCAGTTAAATCTACTGTAGTGGTAAAATAATAAGTTACGTTACTAGCAAGTGTTATTACCCCACTAGAAGGAGTTGGTAGATTAGATTTAGAATGTACAAATACAAATTGACTATTATTTTGTGAAGGAGTATAACCTAAAACCTCTGGAATAGTAGCATTTTCCCATAATCCAGTTGAATTATTGTAATAAACTACGTCTTTATCTGCTTCACTTGTGATTTTAACACCATGTAGTTCATTTAATTCATACCCATTTTGTATGTGTAGAATGATTTTACCAGCTGTTGGGTGAGCACGGGCTACATATCCAATAAATACAGCGTGCGCAGGCTCTGAAGGTACAGTATTTGTAATTTCACCCGCTGTTTCCGATAGCCATAAAGCATCACCATCTGCAAAAGCCGAAGTATTTATGTCATGTATTGTTCCATGAGTAATAACGTATCCATCTGTATTGTGAGCAATTGAATTTCTAGTTATACCAATAGTTTTACTTGATGTAATCTCTAAACTTGCATCTGCTAGTGTTATATTAGGTTTTTGTCCAGTAGCACCACTTATGTAAACTACTTTAGTTTTTCCAATTGTTACGCCAGTAGAGTTTTTACCGATAAATTCTAGCTTTTCAGAACTATCTACTACACCATCGTTATCAGTATCATAAACAGACTTATTCATATCCCCACCAGTAGCTGAACTAGTTAAATTTTCCCACTTTGAAGTAGTACTATTGTAAACCAAAACTTGTCCGTTAGAAGGTGCTGAAACAACAACATCGTTTAAATCGTCTAGTTCAATTAAAGGCTGTTGAAACCTTACACCAGTATTTTGGTATATATATTCTTCAAATATAGCTTGTGTTGCGTATGGAGTATTAGTTTCATCGTTAATACTTGCAAAAGGTATATCCGTAAATCTTGCGTTAGAAGATTTTAGTAATATATTGTAAGTAGTAGATGTCGTACTATTTTTATATACTAATGCGCTTTCGCAGTTATCAGTCCAAACTAAATTGTTTGAATCGACGTAGATGAAGAAGTTACCTTTTACAAATATTTTCATTATATAAATTCGCTAATTACTGGATTATAAGGAATAAGTGGTAAAGTAAACCACCAACTAATAACACCTAATTCATTTGCACGTACAAGTGTTATTTTATTATATACTTCTTGTGAGATATATTTATTTCCATCAGCATCCAAAGGTGGCATCATTAATTGCTCACCATCGTACGATTGACCTTCTATCTGTTGAGCTTGTTGCTCTGTTAGTTTATATACATTCATAATTATTAATTTTAAACTTGACGACCTAATGTAGTATTAAATTTTTGTACTGCTATGTAGAAGTTAGCTTCTTCTGCATCTGTTAATCCATCTCCAATAGACGCAAATGCACATTCTTTATTCGAGAAAAGATTTGCACCAGCATTTTCATTTCTTGCACCAAGGAATATAATTTTATTAGGGTTATTGGTGGCCTCTAAAGTTGTACTTGTTACTTCCGATGTGCTATTTTTATATATTTCCCTATCGTTAATAGCTCTTTTAGAACCTACCCAAAATCCCTTGCCATCCGTTGTTGATGTAAACAATAGTGGTAATGCGATACTACCTGATATATAATTACCACCAGCTCTTAATTGATTAGCTGTAGTTGTAGTAGAATCATAACATCCTAACTCACAGGTAGCCCCTACAGATGTAGTCCTTGAATAATAGGATAAATGATTAGTTGTGCTTACAGTTAAAGCACTCAAATTAGTATCTGCATGCCCATCTGTACCACTTGGTAAAGCACCAGTAGCACTATGTGTCCATCCGTTTATAAATAGCAATCTATATGCAATATTTAAATCTCTTGGGTCTTTTAAATTCCATTTATGCGTACTAGCTGTACCACCAACCATTGGATAAATAGCTTTCATTTTAGTCCAAATGTTAGCTATCTTTAAGTCTGTAACTAAAGTATTGATAGCACTTTGTTGAGTGGTATTGGTAATTACAGCATTTGTAATAAACAATAAAGCATCCGCATCTACAGATGGAGTTTTATTCATTGAACTTATTAAACTATAATACATTATGCTTGCTGATTTAAACCTATAATATCAAATTTTGCATCCGTAGAATTATAAATAATTCCAAGGTAGATTGTTTTACTAATAACAGTAGTAGTAGGTAATGTTATTCCTACCGCTCTGTAACTAGTTCCAAAAGCAATTGTTTGTGCTGTAGCATTATCTTTAATTCTAATCATTAATGCTTGACCTTCTGCAAAAGCACCAGTAGGATTAGCTAAAGTAAGACCAGTAGCTTGTGCCGTAATAGTAACCAAGTCATTTGTAGCTGTAGGTGTAACCGTAGCTGAACTTGCAACTGTTTGAACTCTTGGATTGCCATTACCTAAATCACCAGTAATACCCACGTACCATATAGATTGAGTACCACTACCGACAACGTAATCAATATTAACTGAAATACTTGATGATTGCGGGTTGCTTATTGCAGAAGTAACAATACCTTCCATATATGCTGTAGCACTATTCCAAATTCTAACTCTAGTACCTTGAATCCATCCTAAATTAACTAAAGCAGTTGTTACTGGAAGTGTTAGAGTTCCAGTTTGAAGCGTTAAAGTGCTATTCGCATAATAAAGGTTCGTTAATGCTCTAGCACCATCTGCACCAGTCGCACCAGTAGGGCCAGTAGCACCGTTTGCATTAAGGTAGGCTATCCATTGCGCCCAAGTCATTCTGCGAGAAGCGTAAACTCCTGTCGCACCTTCTGTACCGCTTACATAAACATCAGCCCATAGTAAGTTCTTAGTATTTGATTCGGAGACATTATACAATGTCTGTTGTTTTAGTTGTTCACTCATATCTTTATTATGCTGTTACAAAATTAATACTATTTGTGTTAGATACTCCAATTCCAGTCGTATAAATAAATAAATCTCCACCTGTAGCTGAATCATCACTTATTTTTGAGGTAATACATAAATTAGTAGAAGTTACCTTAGTCATGTCTAATAAACATTCAAAAACAATAGTAGTAGTAGCTAATCCACTAGTAGTTAGCTTATTATCATTGATACCATACAAAGGATTAGGAGTATCAGTATTGGTATCTATTTCAGTAGACATCACCCACCTCGGAGAACTTTCTTTAGGTTCAATGGTTATTTGTCCATAAATATCGGTTAACCATGCAGTAGGTGCTACGTGTGTTGCTCTAATAAGTATCTGTTTATCCTCTTTAAGGTTGTTTAACGCAGTCATTGCAGGGTATTCAAACAAAGATATAGTAGATACAACTGTACTGTCGTCATAGTCTTTAATTGATATATCTTTATAGAACCAATCTGTTTTATCATTACGAACAATCTCTGTTTTTATTTTCAAAGACCATGGTGCAACTTGAAAGTTAAACCAATCGTTGTTGCTAATATTTTGAGATACAAAATAAGGGTGTGTAGTTACTAGTTTTTGCCAATAAGTCCAATTAATTAAGAATGGATAGTACAACCTCATTACACAAGATTCTCTATCTACTGCTGACTTTTGTTTTAAGTATGATACTTTTTTTGTAGAACTTTGAGGTAAATTATTGTTTAATGCTAGTGTTTGGTCTATCCAGTAGTATAAATCTTGTTGTGATATATCAAATTCAATAGAATCTAATATAAATTCAAAATTAGTAGAAGAATTTTTTACAACTATACTTGATTTAACAAGTGAATTTACATCGTAAGTATTAAGTATAAAGTCTGCTACAAAACCTAAGTCATCCTCTATATTTATATCGTTACACGCAGTAGGCGTTGTAAAATCTGAATAATCTAAGTTATAAGAGTGATTAAATATAGTTGATAATTCTGGAGCTATTAATTCCCCTACTTGATATTGGTATTCTAAATTATCTCCAAAAACTAAATAATTATAGTTTTCAGCTTTTATCCATACGTAAAACTTTCTGTCGGTTTCATTTCTTGACTCAATAAATGTCTGAATACCAGTTGGATTAAATCTAAATTGTACAGTAAAAGTTCTATCACCACCAGAGTCAACATAAGAAAAACCTAACAAACTAACTGTATAATAAGGACTTCCAGATGAAGGATAATTATTACCAATAGCACTAGCGTTAATTAATCCAGTCTTAAGTAAAAATAACTTTGAACTTTGGTCTTCTGCTTTGTTTAAGTTATAAGTATCATCCAAAGTCTCATAAACACTACCTATTTCAAGATGTGTAGTAGTTGTGCCTTTAACTTGTATTGTTGCTGTAATAGTATTTGAAGCATTATAATATAATTTAGTAATATTGCTACTAGCTGACAATACTTTTGGTATCTCTGTGTTATACGCTTCATTAAACCATCCAGTATCACATTCATCATCTATAGATATTGTAGTAGGTTTAATTGTTTCAGAAGACACTACTCTAAAATCTAATTGAGCAAATTGTTTAAGACATTTATTACCTATAAACATATCCTCAAACAACATTCCAGAGAATATTGTAGTAAATGACACTTCATAGTTTCTAACACTTCTACCAGTTACATATACGTTAGTAGAATCAGCTAAACGCTTAATTGTAGTGTTTGTTATCGCAAATTGTCCTGATTTCTTACCTAATTGTGTTAAGTTAGCTGTAGAATTAACAGATAATGCTGTAAGTCCTTGATAAGAAAACTTACTAACCTCACCATCAATTAAACTATCTGGCGTAGAAGTAGGGTTTTCAATGTCCGTAAAGTTTAAACTTAGGTTAATTTCATCATGGGTAGAATTAGAATACAAAGCCCAAATATAACTACTTGTACTAGTGTTATTTATATTCGGTAAAGACGCATCAGAAATAACCATGTACAATGGATAAACATCGTCAATGGTAGCTGAATATGTATTTTGAATAACATTAGATTCATTTACAGTAACCCAATTTAAAGTCATTCCTTTTCTAAATCCTAATTCTACGAAGTCTCCTTGAGTTTGTTTAAGAACACCGTCAAACTTATCGAAAGACATTGTGTTTTGACTTCCAGAACGAACGTAAATATCAGAACTTATTGTTAGCTTAGAGATTATTTTATCTCCAGCATTTGCTTTATAGTTGCTACTAGAGTTACCATAAATGTCTGTGTATGACTTAGATACTAATTTTATTGGCATCTTCTAATATTTTATTCATTTTATTAATATCCTTAGTCTCCATTGCTACTTGCAATTCGGAACACATTTCCTTTGCTCTTTCGATAACTGACTTGTATTCGTCACTCATTTCATCACTAAGTGCCATTAATTCAAACTTATCCTTAGCTTCTTTTGTTATAACTTCTAATTCTTTAGAAAGTTGGACTAGAGTATCTGTATTCATAGAACAAATTTAATATATTTTTGTTAACTTAAATTGATTTGTAAACACATTATAAGGTTCTTTGTAGTCAATTATAGCATAATTTTTTTCATCAAAATAATCTAGCTTAGTAATTTCACATAGTTTACCATCAATAAGGACAAAGTTTTTATTTAAAACACTTACAAATTCAGTGCTAGTTATTTTTATTTTAACACCTCTTTTGATAATGTATTGATATACTTCTGGATTATTAATGTAGTGAAACTTATCCCATAGGTATGTAGGTGTAAGAACTTCTTGATTTTCTCTAGCACCAAATGCTTTATCCCATATGAATATTTTAGTAGTAGAAAAGAATGCGTCTGTAATCTGTATCGCACCATATTTGTTTTTCTTAGCAACAAGCCCAGTTTTACCAAGTGATAGTTTGTCTATAGCCTTATATAATCCTAAGAATTGCTTTTCTAACCATGTTAGCTTATCTTTTCTCTTAGCAAGTGCAAATGGTATCGTTTTTTCTTGAAGTCCTTTTATAAGGTTTAATTTAGGGTCTGTAGGTTTAGTTGTATCTAATGAGTATTCTGCTAAGTTATTTTCAAAAGCATCAAGTGTATTATAATCGGAATAGTCAGTTAAATAATGTATGTAATATCTTTTGAATAGTTTACTAAAGTCATACTCGAAGGCGTTAACCCTATCTGCTTGAACTACAAGTGAAGACGATAATTGTTGATTAGCATTTACACTCCAGTAATCCCATCTTTCTAATTGTACAACTCCGTTTTGCACTTTAGTTTTAGCATTAAACATATTTTCCATTGCATAGATTAAACTACCTAAAGTTCCAACCGTATCACTTGCTTGCGGGAACGCTTTATTTAATCCAGTACCAAAATCACCAGAGAATACATCGTACCACTTTACATTTGTTCTATTTTGTGGTATTGGAAGTATTACCATGTCTTTATAATCACCTTCTAAGATTGAGGATTGGAATTTAAACCCTAAGTGGTTACAACCTTTTTTAAGTAAATCTATTGCTGTACTTGCCTTTAAAGTGTTTAATGGTGGATTTAATAATCTATACACCTCAAGCCCTAAAGCAACTGCTTGATATAGCAATATTGCAGTAAAAGCTAGTGCAACAACTAATTTAAGTGCGTTTATAACAATACTTTTCCAATCAGCAACAACAACAATTCCAGATAATCCCACACCGTATAAAGGCTGTACAGACCAAGCAAGACTTATTGCTCTTTCTTTTACTTCTCTAGCTTGTTGTGCAATAGTTACGGAGATAGTAAATAAACCTAAAGAAGCCATTAAAGCGCGCGCATTTGCATCTTGTGGTAATATCTGATACTTTATATCAATACCAGTAATTGGATTAGATAAATGAACTAAATCCCATATTAAAGTTTCTGCTTTATCAAAGAATTGGTCGTGTCCTAAATAGTTTTTAAGTGTAACGTGTACTTTGTTATCGTATATCTTTAATTCACTAGTTAAGTCTATAAAATATTCAATAGATTGTTGTGCAAACTCAATTTCATATGGTATTCCTTCTAATAGTTTACCTTGACTAATATGGTCTTTTACAATCTTATTACCTTCCCTTGAAAGTACAACTGTATCTGTAGTCATCTTTTGTTGGTCTATACGTGCGTCAAAATCAATAGAAACACCAATATCGAATCTATTGTCTGGAGATATTTCTTGTCCGTTTATTTTATGCTTCATAATATTTTATTTAAGAGAATCTTGAAATGTTACGAACTTTTGTATTGCCAGACTTCTTAGTTTCTACAATATGCATTACACCATTCAATATTTCAGCTACTTCTACTTGGTTCTCTGGTTTGTTTTTAATTACATTTTTTAAGTCTTGTAATTCAGAAATAATCATATCAGTTCCCCATGAACCAACATTCAACTGCATTGCACCTTCACCTTTACGCATAATATCACCTCTACGGAAGTCTTCTGCTAATTTAGCAATTTCCATTGTAGTCATGTTACCAGTCATTGCTGAAAGTTGTGGATTAAGCACTTTTTCTGAACCATCTACACGAACAATATATCCATCCTGACCTTGTAAATGTGGTTTACCTAAAGCACTAGCAATATTTGTTTCTGTACCATCAATAAATGTAGGTAGTGAATTTATAACTTGATTTAATAAAGTAATATCAGTAAGTGTTTTTGTAAATGGATTTTCACCAATTTTAGCATTTTGAATATTATTAGAGTACGCTTGAAATACAGTCATAGCCATTTGAAGTCTTTGTATTGACCTTTGCTCATTAATTCGTTCTTTTTGTGCTTCTATTTCTTGTTTATCAATTACAGCAAGTGATTCTTGTGCTTGAATATTACCAGCTACAGCTTTTTCACGTAAGAAGTCAGCTTGTGTTGACATCCTATCCATACGTTTGTCTAACATATCAATTCTGCGTTCTGCCATATTGATATAGTGTTCAAGTGATTTTTGAATTAATGTGTTTACAGATTCAGCTGTTTTTTTAATTCTATCTAATCTCATTTCTGCTTTTTTCAACTCAAACTGTTCTTCGTCTTTAGCAATTTTTTCATTTATTTGTTTTTCAATATCTGCTTTTTTATCACCAAGTATTCTTAATTCATTAAGTTCTTCTTTGTCTAAATCTCTACGTTCGTTTTTAGCTTGTTCTTCAATGTATGCTTTTTTAGCTTCATAGTTATCGTTTATTTCTAATTTTTTAATTTTTAAATATTCTTCCTGCTCAATAGCCCATTTTAAATCATCTTTTGCAGATTGCCTTGCACTATCAGAAGTTCCTTTGGTTTTTAATACTTTATTTGCATTTCTTCGTTTTAATGCAATCGTATCTTCTATCTCTTGTGCATTTTCAATTTTTTTAATTTTTTCTTGCTCAAGGTCTGCATTTAATTCATCATATTTTTCCTTATAATCTTTTTCTCTTAAAAGTTTTTTATTATCAAACTGTTTTTGTTCAGACGCTATCATTTTAGATTTTTCATCTTCCGAAGCATAATAAAGTGAACCGATAGCATAGTCTCCAGTATTTTCAAGTATCTTCTGTTGTTTTTCTAATTCTTTATTATATTCTTCTTGTGCTTTTATAATATCTCTATCTAATTCATATTCTGATATTTTAGCTTGTAATTCTACTTGTCTTGATAAATACTCATTTGTAGTTTTATATTCTGTATTTAAATCTATAAGAGGTTTTTCTTTTTCAGCATACCCCTTATCCTTACCTTTTCCACCATCCTTTATTTCAGGAGTTTTTAAGCTACTTAATGAAGCTCGTATTTTTTGTAATTGATTTTTAAAATCATTTATGTTGCCTTGTTCTTTTTGATATAATTTAGCAAAAAATTCTACATCTAATAAATCTCCACTTTTAGTTTCTATTCCCAAAGTGTTTAATAAATTCTCCATAAGCCCTCTGTTCTCTCTAGCTTTTTTAGCTAAATACACTGGGTTTCCTCCCATTACAGTTCTTATCTCTCTAACACTTTTATCTCCAATAGCAATACTAATCTCTAGTTCTCTAATTCTTTTTTGTGTTTTTTCAAGTCTTTTAATTTCGGCTTCATCCATTTTTTTATTGAATTCAGCCTGAGATATTTTTTTGTCTTTTAGTTTTTTGGTTAAATCATCTTTTGTATTAAAATATTCATCAGTTACACTTTGCACAAATAAACTCCCTTTATCTTTTCCTTTTGTAGTAGTAGATTGATATATTTCATAACTTCTTCTAGCTATGTCAATACCCTTTGATAATTCAAAAAATCTATCAGTTAATTTAACAATACCATCTATTACAGCAATAAAAAATATGTTTTTAAGAGATAATCCAAATACTTTAACTGCATTAGAACCAGTAAGTGCATTTTTAGCCATATTTAAAAAACCTACAGACAAACCTTTAAGTCTTATTTCATTAGCTAATAATAATACTTTAAAGGAAACAAAAGCAATAATTAATTGCCTAATATTATTAAGTAATCCACCTATATTATTACCTAAACCTAATATTACTCCAGCTAATACTTTATTTACACCAACACTTTTCTGTACTTGGTCGAAGTATAAAGTAACATTATTTTTAAGTACATTCCATGCTCCACCAAAAGTCTCTAATCTAGCCTTAGCATTCTCCCCAAAACTACGTTCAAGCAAAATAGCAAATCTTGGCATTACATCATCTGCCAAAACTTTACCTTCCTTCATTAATTTACCTAATTCAGCTTCTGTAACACCCATAGATTCAGCCATAATACCAAAAGCGCCTGGCAATCTCTCACCTAATTGCTGTCTTAATTCCTCTGCTGAAACCGTACCCTTAGAGAACATTTGAGATATTGCAAGTAATGAACCTTTGATATTATCGTTTGATAAGGCTAATGCTGAACCTGCCTTTATTACACTTTCGTAAATTCTTTTACGTTCTGTTAAACTTAAATTAGATGATGAAGTAGAAGCAATAAAGTTTTTGTACGAATCAATCAATACAAGTAAATCTTGTCCGTAAGACAATGATAAATCTTTAAGAAAGGCAAAGTTAGCTTGATACTCTTTGGTGCTACTAGAAACGTTCTTTAGTGATAAATTAAGTGAATCTAACTTAATCTGTGTATCTAATAATGCACGAATACCATCAAATACACCAAATGCTAGTCCTAATTGCATTAAAGCGTTTTTCAATCCACCAATAGCCTTAGAATAATTACCTACATTACGGAAGTTATCACCTACTGTACTATCAAGTTTTTTAAGTGCTTTATCACCTTCTACTGCTGACTTAGTAGTTTCCTTATATTGTCTGCTTAGTTTATAGTATTCTGCTGAGTTTTTCTTGCCTTGTTTTTCAAGTTCAAGCATTTCAGCACCTAAACGTTTAGATTCATTCTTTAAATCACGAGTGTTTTGCGCTAATTGTTTGTAGGCATCGGATAAATCTTTTTGATTTTTTACAGCACGTTCATTCGATTTATTTATTTGTTCTTGCGTTTTTAATGCTTCACGTTTAGTTTTTTCTTCTTCGCGTAATGCTTGTTCGGAAGTCTTTTTAGCTTCACGCATTGCGATTTCATTCGCTTTATTTACTTGTGTTTGAGCATCTACTGCTTTAGTTAATTCCTTAACTTTTACAATTAATGCTTCAATTTCTTTTACATTATCAGCTTTAATTCCATTTAATTCTTTTTTAAAAGACGTTCCTACTTCTACTAATTCTTTGTTTAGTTCAGCAATCTTAGTTTTTGCTAAATCTGCACTATCTACAACTATTTTGAATATATCGCCTTCAAATATATCGGAACTCTTAATTTTTTCACTCATATCAACTTATATTACTTTGTTTTTCGTATTCTTCTAGTATCGAATAAAACTCTGATACAGAGATAATTTTCCAATCTAATCTATAACCTAACCATTTCCCTAAGTATATCAATGTTTTATCAATACTTAACCCTTCTTCCGAAGTCTTTTGTAAAGATACAATTTTAGCATCTTCTATTTCTATTTGTGTTAGCTTGAAATTGTCTTTTGTAATTAAAAACTCACATTGAAGCATTGCTTTCTTCTTTAGAATATCCAAATACTTCTTATATTCTTTGTTTACACCACGTTTCTGTAAAAATTCATCATACAACTTAGTGAATGCTTCTTGGTTACCAGAATCTTCTTTAGTTTCTAAATTAACGTACTTTACATCACCCTCAAGGCACTTTTGCCAATTAAACAATGGTATTTCTTCAATCGATTGATAATGTCTTTCTTGCATACTTAATCATTCTTATTTTTATTTCATTCTTTAACGCTGTCATACTTTCTTCTGTCAAGCCTACAATATCATTGCCGTATTGCTCAAATAAGTTTGTAGTGCCTAAAAAGTTGGTTTTATCTGCATCTGCATCAACAATAAACCCATCGTCCATTACTTTTATAAACATAGAGTTAAAAAATTCTCCAGTATCAAATAATGTGTAATGACTTCCAGCCCTTTTTGTAGGATTAATTTGTTCTGTAAGTTGTGAATACCTACCGATTACATTTCCTTTAGCATTTACTCCTAAATCAATTAACTGGTGTTTCTGAATCAAATATTCAACCACATATTCTTGAACCTCCTTATCGAATGAATAGAACCAAGCATCAACTTGTTTGAGTAGTTTAACTTGTTTTAGTTTTTTACCTAAGTCAGTTTTAGCAAAAAGGTCTTTCATAATTCAAAGGTAAAAAAAAAGAGGTACAAATTAATGTACCCCTTCCTTAAATAATCAATTTATAGATTAAGCGTCAATATAAGTTTTATAACCTACATAACCATTTTTCGCTAAAGATAATTTAATTACGTCTGTTGAACCAGTAATTGTTGTATAAACAAAAGCGTATACACCATCCGCTGTTTCAGTAACAGTTTTAGTTACAGTTGTACTTGTTGTAGTGTTATATAACAAGAAGTCAGAAGCAACTAATCCTTTAACTTTAATTGGGTTTTTAGCCGTACCATAATCCAATGTTAAAGTAGCAACAACACCAGTAGCTGTAATACCAGAAATAGCAACATTTACATCTAATAAACCTTCAAGGTTATTGAAGTCATATAAGTCAGTTGTATCAGATGGAGTTAACAACCAAAGTGTAGACTCGTCAAACAATCTGTAGAAGTCAAATCCTACCATTATTTTTTGAGTAGCCGCATCTGTAGCAAACATTAATTTCGCTTCAAAAGACTCATTATCTACTGGAATTGGGTATAACTTATCACCAACTTTAGAACCAACTAAGTTTCCATTAACGTCAACAATGTAAACACCAAAGTCAACACAACGATTGTCTTGAATTTTACCTAATAATTGAGGTGTTTCATTCCATAATTGACCTGCAAAAGAACGTTTACCTTGTTTGATAAATACTTTACGTCCAGATGGAGCTTCCTCAAAAGTAGAATCAGCCTTAGCTAGTTCAACGTTTTCAAATTGTGGAAGTGGAAACCATCTTTTAGAAGAATCTACTTGATTAGCTAAAGCTGTAAAAGTAGATTCAGTAAAAGTAGCTGTTAAATCTAAAGAGTTTTTTGTTCCATCGTTAGCTTTTAACGGAACTAAGATAAGTTTTGAAGTAACGGATTGAATCGTTACACAGTTTGGTTTACCAGTATTCGACAAACCAGAATCACATTTACATCCTAATGACATATTTTTAAAGTTTTAATGATTAAAAAAAAGAAGGGGAGTTACCCTCCCCATTCAAATTAAGGTTTTAATAATGCAGTTTTTGCAGTTGAGAAAGTTCCTTTAACAAAAGCGTTGTAGTGATTAGATTTCACATAATGAACCGCACGTGCTTCACACAATATTGTCATTAAGTTTTTAGTGAAGTCATCATTTACATAACCAACTTGGATATTCAAGTCTTCACGAATACGTAAGTTAGATTTAGTAAAGTCACCAACTAAGAAAGTACCAGCTGTCATACCAACGTTTTCGATAACTGGAATACCTTTAACTCTAGTAACTCCGTTAGCATCAACATATTGCATAGCATAAGTGTACTCACCAGTACTTGTTTTGTTCAATTGCATTTTAACTGCATCCTCTGGGTGAAGAACAATATAGTTAGCATTAAACAATCCAGTTTGGATTTGTGCGATTGCAACAGATAATACATCAAACTCATTAGGTAAAACATAAGCTAAAGCAAAGTTACCAGCCGCCCAAGCAACAGCATTTTGTAAGATACCAGTTAAGTTATCTCCAGCACCATCACCAGAAAGAATTTGAGAATCTAATTTCAATTCAACGATTTCCATCAACTCATTGTTAATTTCATTACGCATGAATGGTAAATCAGCAATCATTTCTTTAGAAACTTTAATCCATGCAGTAACTTTCTTAACTGCTACAGAAGTTTCAACTACATTGAAGTCAGCTTGTGATTTTAATGCACCCTCTGCTGTCATATCAGCACCACCTTCTTGTCCACTAGACTGAATGTAAGTGATATACTTAGAAGTAGTACCAGAAGCATTAACTAATTGACGTAAGAAAGGCATTCTACGTGCAATACGAGTAACACCAGCTTCTAATTGCGATAAAGCAACTGTACCACCAGAGTAGTTGTTCGTGATTGACATTGTACCTACTGCTTTCACATCAAGGTTCATCAAACCACCTTTTTCAGCGATGTCTTTGATTTTGTCGATAGAATCAGAATAAGCATCAGCGATAGCTTGTCCGATAGATTTCAAAGTAACATTTTTTGAAGTTTTTTCTTCTTTCATTCCTTCTACTAAACCTTCCAATTTTGCAATTGCAGATTTAACTTCGGAGTTGTCAGATTTACCTTCTAAGTCTGTTAATTGATTTTTCAACGCTTCTAAGTCTGTTTTAGAAACGGAATTTGCTGTTTTTTCAGCAACAATTGAGTTTACTTTCTCAATTACTTGTTCTGGAGTCATTTCCATTTTTGTTTGTTTTTAGGTTTAAAGTTTACAATAATTCATTCTACGCTACGTTGGGTTTTCGTTTTGTAGAGTGATTATCTCGGCTCTAACGCTTCAAACTAACATTTACAAGCATCTTTATATTTTGATACAGAATAGGTAATAATAATACCACTTAAATTAGCATCAAGTATGTTTTTATACATACCATTTTCTGTTTCAGTACCAAATCTACTAAAAACTTTTCTATTAAAACTAATTAATCGTCTATAAAGTGCAAAATTATTAATTACTTTTTCAAATTCTTCCTCTAAAGCAATCATTGGTTCAGATACTTGAAGTCTATGGTCTTTAGTGTAATAGTTCAATACATCTGTTTCATCAAGAAATAATACAGTCATTTCCATATCTCTTTCTAAAGAAGAATCTATACCATAAAGTTTTTCACTATGATTTTCAAGCAACCAAACTAAAGGAGTTTTATTTAATAGATTATTGTCTTTTTTAGTAAACTCTATATTAGTAGCTAACTTAGTTCCAGTAATTGCAAATGGTAACGGACAGCGCACCGATTTCACGAGTGTAGCACTTTCTATTTCAAAGTACGTGTCCTTTACTACAGAGGTAACAACGGAAGAAACCTCCGTATTACTAGAAGTTTTACCAAAAATAATTTTACCTGCACGAATCCATTTGGTATTACAAGTATAAAATCTTTTATTAGAATAAGACTTAACCTCAATCGAAGTATCAATATTATCTACTATTTCTTCAAATAAAACACTAATATCTCTCATATCCAATAAGCATATTGTTTCATGTACCCTCTAAAGTCTGGATAAGTACCTAATGTTTGCATTATATAATCTTGAATAGCACGATAAGTCTTCACAGATTCATTGTAACGTAAGTATATAGGTGTGTGTGCAGAAATAGGCGTAGAATTCTCTGTAGACTGTTTAACAACACCAATAGGAGTAGTTTGCGTAATAGAATCCTTCATGTATTCAAAATAGATGAATCCTAAGAGCATATCTTTCATTCCTTTAGAGATAATAAGTCTAATATCCATTTCTTCCTTAAAGGGATTAAATATCTTAGTAAACTTTGCTGTAACTGGTACGTTACTAACATTCAAGTCTGCTATAAACTGATTATAAAGTTTTATACCTAATAATTCAGTTAAATATATATCTTCATACCTATCTATATAAGATTGGATATTAGTATTTGCATACATTCCAGTGGAAAGTGCGAACTTGCCAGTAAAATCATTAATCGTTACAAACAACCCCATAACCTTGCTCTAAAAAAATATTTGCGTGTTCACCAGAAATAACTTCAATCACACCTTCATGATGATATGGTGCTTTATTATTAAATGAAAACTTTACTAATTCGTGGTTTTCAAACTTTTCATTTAAAACAACTTTAGCTTCTTTAGTAGTGCGTTTTACTTTTTCCATGATTATTTAATATTAGTTACAACTTTACTCCAATCAAAAGATTTTTCTTCTTCTGTAGGTTCAATTATTTTTTTAACGTCCATTGCTTCGATATTCATGCTTGCAATTTCAGAAAGTTGTGCAGTTAAAAACTTGTGTCTCATTTCAAGCGAATATAAACTATCATCTGTACGACTTGCGTTTCCTAAAGCCTTAATTATAGTGTCCATTTCTTTTGTGATAGTAGTAATAATCTTACTTTTTTCTTCTGATTTACCAATTTCTAACACTGGAGTCATTTCGTTAGCTCCAAAAGTAACAGCTGAACCTTCCCACAATGCAACTTCTGAAACTAGCCAATATCCTTCTGCTTCTGTAGTTTCATCTTTAATCCACTTAATTTTATCAGTGATATATTTAAAACCAATAGAATGCTCACGGATAATTCCATCTTGATAATCGCATAAAGCATCGTTACCTAAAGTAGAACTTCCAAGTTCACCTACAGCATATAATCCGTTTTCGTCTTCCTTAAGTTCAACGAACTTTCCTATTTGCATTTTCCAATCATGGTGTCTTAGGAAAGCAATTTTTCTATTTGAAGAAGAATCACAACCTCTTTCTTGTAAAGATTTAGAAAAAGCACCTTTAACAATCATATCTTGGTCGGAGTCAATATTTCCAAAATGCGCTAAATACATCGATACCTTGCGTGATTTTGCATCAACATCCTTAATTTCTAAAGAATGTGATTTAATTTTATAGGTAGAATTAAGTTTATTATTCATATTTACTTAAATTTGTTGTACAAATGTAAAAAAATTATTATGAGTAACCCTTCTTTTTGGAACGCTTTTTTTGGAACACCTATAAATAATAATCAACTTAGGGAAATAAATGCCCTATTAGATACAAATAGAGCATATCAACATGACTTCTATGGTAAGAAAGTTCCAATCTGGATGAATACCGAAAAACCATTTCAAGCGTATGTTGAAATACCAGAATTAAGAACTGTTGTCGATAAAAAGGCTCAAATGCTTTCACAAGGTCGTCCAAGACTTGTAAAAGAGGATGGAACGGAAGTAGAAAAACATTGGGTACTTGATTTAATTAAGAATCCTAATCCAATGCAAACTTGGCAGGACGTAATGTATTCTATATCTGTAAATGATAGTTTATTTTCAACTGCTTTATGTTATGCGCCACGAAGGAGTTTTGGAATAGTTAATTTATTTGTTCCACTTGCTAGACATAAGGTTCAAATCAATACTTCTGGAAGAACTTTAAAACAAATGGATAAAGGTGGTCTTATAAAAGATTACACTTATAACTATGAAGGTGATAAACCAGAAACATTATTAAATGAAGAAGTAGTTATTATTCAAACTACGGATGGTGTTAATATTTTAGATTCTGTATCAAGAATTGAATCTTTAAAGTTTCCGTTATCTAATATTAAGGCACAATACAATAAACGTAACATACTTTTAGAGAATATTGGTGCTATTGGTATCTTATCTGCCTCAAACTCTGATTTAGGCGGTGCTTTACCAATGAGTCCAGAAGAAAAAGAACAAATACGTAAGGATTGGTACAATCGTTCTAAAGATGAGATTATTATTTCTGAAAACGACGTTAAATGGACACCAATGTCTTATCCTACTAAGGATTTAATGTTGTTTGATGAACTTAAAGCTGATAAACTTGCTATTATAGATGCCTTTGGTCTTAACTACTATATTTTCTCTAACGAAAGTGGTTCTACTTACTCTAACGTAAACTACGGTGAGAGATTATGCTACACTTCTACTATTATTCCAGAAGCTGAAAGAATTTATAATAACATTACTGAACAATTAGGATTAGATAAAGAAGGTTTAAGATTAGTTGCTGATTATACTCATTTACCAGTTCTACAAAATGATATTCTACAAGAAAGTCAATCTATAGATTACAGAGCATCTGCTTTAATCAAAATAGAAAATGAAATAGGAATTACTTTAACTGATGATGAAAAAAAGATATTCCTTGGATTGAAAAAAGGAATTAAATAGGTATCACACTAACTTAGTAAGACTCGACTAATAATCGGGTCTTTTTTTTGTGCATTAAAAAAGCCCTCAAGCCAAATAAATAGCGAGAGGGCTGAAAGAAAGAATCAAAAGTAGTTAGCACCGAAAGAAAAGAAAGAAAAGCACTAATAACTGTGTAAATATACTCTTTTTTTATATATCCAACCTTTTAAACAAAGATTTAATTAACATTGACAATCCAGCGAGACAATCAGGCGCATCATCATTTTTCATTTTACCTTCCTTGCTAAAGGATAGTAGATTTGTAATAAATTGGTGATAATCGTTGTTATTCTCATATTTCACGAAGACAAAGGCATTAATTATACTTGCTGACTGCATGATTATACGAGTCATTTTATTTTGTGTATTATGTACTTGTAAAATCTTAGTTCTAGTCTGTTTTTGTAAGTTTCTAGCATACATGGCTCCCATAGAATTACTTTCTACACGACAATAAGACGTTCGGTATCTATTTAACTTTTCCGCAATCAAAGGAATGGTTACATCGGTATTATGCTTGTTAAAACAATAATCTGCAATATAAATTGTTCCATCAATAATAACAGCAAGTGCCATAGCTGTGTAATCTGCTCCTTGGTCTGATACATCGACATAAGCAATACTTCCAGCACTTCTACCTTTAATAAGATTAAAGTCTGCTTCACTAATAGTTCGTAGATTAGAAAATAAACGTCCTTTTAAATCGACTGGTTCTTGCATATACTCTGCACTCCAAATATCTGGATTGATTTTCTTACGAATCATTTTATATTGCTCTGTAGACATTACATCAGCACAAAAAGTTTCTTCATTTGCATCAAGCGCAGGAATAACTATAGATTCATCATAACTGCCTTCTTGAAAATTCTTGCCTATAACATCGTTTGTCGACCATCTTGTACCAATATCAATCTTAGCACACGTTCGTTCAAGACGTGAGTCGTGAGTACCTTCTTTCCATTGTAAAACCCTATCATTGGTAACATCAGATAGTGCATCTTCAATACCACGATACAAGTCATCGGTAATAGCAAGTTTTGTAGCACCAAAACCGATAATTGTTCCACCTACACCAGCACCAAAGTAACCTACTTGACGAGATTGATTAGTATTCCAACCATTAAGGTTTGCTTTATCATTGGAAATACTTACTTCTGGAAATACAGAATTAAACTTTTCTGACTTTAACACTTGACGCACATCGTAAGAGAACTTTTGATATAGAGTTCCAGTACAAGTATTACGCATAACAGATTCAGAAGGATTCCTACCTAAAGTCCAAGCACAAAACAAAGTTGTTATATATGATTTTCCACCCCTTGGTGGTACTGATACCGATAAAGAGTTAATCTTGCCTTCTTCGATTCTTTGGAATGCTCTAGCGACACGTTGCAAGAATTTACGTTTAAGAAAAAAGTCTTTATCATAGAACTTACAAAACTCCCAAAAGTCATCTTTGCCTAACTTGGCTCTAAGATGGTATTCCAGTGCTTTCCTCGCCTCTTCCTTCGTCGCTATCTTCTGCTCGTTCTCCGAGTGCAAGTTCTTGTTCTCTAAAGTAGTCTGGTTCGTCATCGTCGTCATCATTTAATAGTGCTTTAATATCTTCTTCTGAAAAATTGCTAATATCAACTGTTACGTTTTTACTTTCAACTTCTTGTGCGTGAGGTTTATACGCATTATCCATCAATGCTTTATAGGCATTTACATCACCTTTAAGTGCTTTCTGTAAAATAGCTAGTGTCATTTGATATTCTATAGGAATATATGACTCAATACCAGTAATAGGGTCTTTTCCCCATCGTGTAGCTTCTAAAATAGCACGAACAACTGTACTTCTATTTAATCTACCTTTAGGTCTACCACCAAGGTTTCTTTTAGGTACATCAGTTTGTTCAACTTCTATAGGTTCGTCTTTTTTAGTGACATCTTCTGGTTTAGGTACTTTTAATGGATAAAGTGCTTCTTTTACCTCTTTTTCGCTGTATTTGTTCCTAAATTGTACTTTTTCAATGAAAGAAAGTCCTTCATCACCACGTTTTTTAGGTTTTATAACGTATTTACCACGCTTAGTACCAGCTTTTACACCTCTTGGCTCTACCTTTTTCTTTCTTGGTCTTGTAACCTTAGGTTTTTTAGGTTCAGATTCTTCGTTTTGTTCCATTAGAATAAATCAATTAATTGTTCTGCTTGAATAATATTCGTTTCGTATTTACCTCTGCCAGATTTAGTTTTCAATCCAAGGTTAAACTTTTCACGAATCAACTCGTCTTGTTCTTCGTTGGTACATATTACTATAAAGTGTGAACGCTGTTCTGTAGGTGCTTCTTGTGGTTCAAACATATTATCGAATGAATCAAAGTTTAAAGCATCTAATTGAATATCTAAGTTTAATTCATCTAGTGAAAAACTACCAAAACTTAAATCACCTTCCATAGTTTCAATGCAATTATTACGATTAACCCCAACATGAAGCAAGAGGTCACGATAACCTCGAACCTCTTGTCTTTCTTTTGTTGTTTACGAACTTTAGTGTTATGTATTTCAACAATCTTAGTGCGTTTGATTGGGTCTTTAAAATCACGCTTTAATTGTCTTTTTTGTTTTCTAGCGTAACTCATCACGTAATTTTTTAGCTTTTTCTTGATACCATAAGGCTTTTTGTAAATCCCTATCTGTAGGTTGGTCTGGTTTTCTACCCAATCTCATTCTGTACTTAAATTCTGTCATCTCACAATGCGCAATCAATGCTTCTGTACCCCATAAAAGTTTCATCATGTCGATTACTTCCATACTACCACGTTTGTAGTGTTCTGGATTAACGAAGTCGTATTCCTCTTTTTGGTCTAAGTTATTAATCTTATCTAGTTTTTCAGTTATTTTATCTTTACTCATTGTTCTAAAAAATTCAGTTGTAAAAGTGTTTATACCTTCAATTTTACCACCACTTTTACATTCTACAAGTTCACCAAGGAAATTTTCATAATCATCACCTAAAAAATGGTAGAATTTAACTACAAAGTTTTCAGATTCTAATAAGTCGCCACATCTAACGTCAAACTTTATGTAGTATAATTTAAAATCTTTTATAGGTAAACAATGACTATCAGTTCCTATTCTTAATCCTACAGAACCATCAGAGGTATAGCCTATAAACTTACAGACTACACCACTATCTTTATGTTGGTACATTCCCATTAGTCCTTTATAAAAGTTCCGTTAATAGTTTTACCAGTTCGGTTTTTAATTTCTTGATAAGCAATTTCTTCACACTCATCAATATCAAAACCTAATTGTTCAGCAAGTATTGTAATAACAACTTTTATGTCACCCAAACTATCTATGATTTCTTCTTGATTGTTATCGACCATTGCATTATACAATTCATTCACTTCCTCTAAAAGTTTCCCAAACTGTTTAAATCTATTTTCGTAATGTAATAGATTCTTGTTGTTTCCCCATTTTAATATTTCTTTTTTTAATCCTTGCATAATATTTCTTTTAATTTATTTTGATATACTTCACTTGCTTCTTCTTCTGTATTAAATACACCTAACCAATAAGATTTATATTTAACACTTAATTTAGCCCTCCATTTTCCAGTAGCTTTATGCCAACATACACCTTTAAATCTGCTTGTATAATTGCCTTGTTTTTTGGATACGTTTTCACGACTTGTTATAACTTGCAAATTTTCAACTCTATTATCTGTTTTAACATCATTAATATGGTCTACAACTAAATCTTGTGTTCCATCTGGTTTATGATTTAAAAAAGCCATTGCAACTAATTTATGAACAACAAATGTTTTTGAAATACCACCTAAATAAAGTGAAACATTTAAGTATTGTCTACTAGTTCCATTTTTCATAATTGCATTTCTACCATGCCTCAATGATTTTATCCTTCCTAAACTACTCACTTGATATAACCCTTCATATCCAGTTATATCTACCCATACTTCTTTCATCTTTCTTTAGTTTAAATCGTCATTTAACATATTCATTTGTTTTCTTAGCTTTCTATAGAAGTTAAACACTCCTTTTCTATTCTCACGAAATCTAAATCGTATTGCGAATAGTTCACGCTTTGATAGTTTCATTAGTCAAGTATTTTAATTCGTTTCATATATTTCCATTCGACCTCACCCTGACCATGAACTGCTTGACATATAAATAATCCATGTCTATACTCAGCAAATTCTCTAGCCAACCAAGACTCATCATTATAATCTCTAACTAAACATAATTCACCAACCTCAGGAAGCATAATTGGTCTTTCTTGACTAAAACCCAATAAGGTGTATTCTGTGAATGAAAGTAATGATTGCTTAGACTCGGTTGTTTCTTTGCCATCTAAAGTAAATGACATCACTTCGTCTTCACTAAAATCAACAAGTATTGGAAAATTAATACTTTCTTCAAAACGTACTACACCCCATCCATACTCAACATGAAACACTCTGTCTCCTTCTTTAAATATTTCTTTCATCTTTATTAAAATATCCAGTTCAACAATAAGTAAATTACTAAAGCAAAACATACTCTAATAAAACTCTCTACCATAGCACTATTGTTACGTAACCAATTCAATAAAGTATCAGTCTTTAACCAAACAAATGGTACAACTACTAATCTATCTGCAACGAATACAGAAAACATTATCGGCATCAATAAGACACCGATAAATAATTTAAAACCTTTCTTAATTTTGTTCATTTTCTTTTTGTTTCATTAATTCTTCTAATCTTTGAGCAAACCTTGACTTAGGCATAGCAGTATTTTTTAGTAAAGACTCTCCATTCTTTATTCTTATTAAGTCAGTAGCTTCATCCTCTAAAACTTCAACTATATATTTAATATCGCTAATTCTAAATCCAATTAAATACCCAAGAATTGTATCTCTATAATATTTCCATTCACTTCCAACATTGGCTGTTGCTTCTTTAAGAAAATCTGGAAAGTCTGTGATAGAATCTTCATAATGAATAATCGTACCATCTTTTAAAATTATTTTATACCACATAACTAAAATGGTAAATCATCATTAACTTCTTCTGCTATTGGCATAACACTAGCTTTAGGTTCAAACCCTTGTCCTTGTGCATTCTTTACAGCATTACTACCAATCTTATTAACCTTCCATACATCTAGTGTATTAAAGAACTTACTCTCGCCTTTAGGATTAACCCATTCTCTACCACTAAGATTGAAACTAACCTCTACTTCATCACCAATAACCAAACTATCAATAAGATTACACTTATCTTGCGTTAACTGAAACATAATGTCTTGTGGGTACATATTAGTATCATCTGTTACTACAAACTCTCTCTTAGAGAACTTCTCACTAATCTGCAAAGTAGTTCCTACTACCTTAACTTTTCCTTTCATTGAATAACTCATAATTCTATCTTTTTAATTATATCACAAAGATAACTTTTAAATATTTAAAAACAACACTTAATTTAAAAAATTACACAAAAATACACAGTCCAATAAACTAACTACTTAACAAATAATTACATATATATTACTAAAACACTTGATTATGTCAATTATTTCTTGTAACTTCACTTCGTCATGTAAACGTCGTTTTACGACAACGATTGACACTCCTGCCCACTCAGGTAACTTGGAGTAACTATATCCCAACCTTTAACAGTTTGTAATGTTCTGATTGGCTCGCTTAGAAGCTTCGCTCTGGGTATGCTGTGCGTGATTGCATGCCTTTAATTCACATCCAATAATTTACACGAAAATTTTTTAAATAACATTAGTTTTTTTTTAGAAATTTTATAGGCAGTTTTTAATTGGAAAGTGTTTAAAATCAGAAATTTTGTAGGCATGTCTATATAGACTTTTACCCTTTTTCCATGAGCATGGGGTACACCCTCCCTCCTGACTCTCAGGACGTTATGTGTTAAGTAAATTGTTAAGTATGTTGTATTTCAGTTGTTTAGGTTGTTTTGTGGTTTGTTTTTTTAAATTGCAATTGTTGTGGATTTGTATAAATGGTGCGAACTTAGTTTATTTTGGTTTTGTGTAAATTCAATCTATGGTTTTTATAGCTTTTGTGCAAAGTTGTTTTATTCTTTTGTGTAAATATATAATATGGTTTTGTTTGTTGTTTGTTAATGTTTTTTGTGTGTTTTTTATTGGATTATAATGTATTGATATAAAAAAAGCCCTTACTATATGTAAAGGCTTGTATTATTGTTTGTTGTGTTGTTTAGTTAGTTATATCTTTCTATTATATAATCAGGGTATTTATTTTGTATTAATTGTATTGCTTCATTATGTTGTATTATATCTTTTATTGGTATGTATTCAATCGCTTGTAAACTTGTTCTGCTTATGCTTTTATATATTGTTATTGTTCTGTTTGTTATTCTGTATCGTAGTTTGATTTTGTTTAGTATTGTGGATATTGTGTTGACGCTTGTTTGATAGTCTTCTGCCATTCTTGAAATGGTTATATAGTTGTTTATGTATTCATAGTACATATCTTTCATTTGTGGTAGTGTATATGTTTTCATGTTATATTATATTAAGTTTATCAATGTTAGTTTTATTAGTGTGTAACCTACATATAAAAGTATTAAGGCGGTTAATTGTTGTAATCCATTCATATGCTTATACTATGATTTATTAATACTATTCTTTTTAGTTCTTTTAATGTATACGCGGACTCGTTTTTATATAATGCAGTATAAAAATATCTTCCTGCTGAATAAAATAAAGTATAATTGTTTTTAGTAAATGTATATCCTTGTTTTAATTGTTTTGCTTTTGCCTTCATATTATTGATACGTTATAAGTTTCCTTTACTATTTCTATTAATTCGCTTAGTGTTTCAGCTTCAGCATGGTTGTATTGAGTATCTGAATATATTAGCATCTTATCGCTATTTTCCCAAAGTGTGAACATTGGTAGTCTTAATACCTTGTTTAGTCGTATGCTTTTTTCTAGTGTTTTTATTGCGTGTTTCATCTTAATAATATCTTTTAATTAGTTTCTTTCTTTCTGTTATGGTACATTTTAACCATAAACTTCCCTTATAAATATTGTAATGTTGTGGCGTTTCTGTTTCTATCCTGAAACGTTTGCCCTGTCTGTCTATTCCCGTAATTATATACATTTTATTTCGTTTTAATATCAATTAATTTACCACTCCATTCATTCCCGTTCAAATACCAAACGCCTTTTTTTTGTTGTATAGATACCCCGTTTAAGGCGTTTAAACGTTCTTTTGTTGTGTTTGTTTCATATCCTCCATTCGTTATACTTAACGTTCTTTGTGGGTCGTTATATAGATATGCTATTTCTGTATTATATAGTTTTAAAATTGTTACGTTTTCTTTTACAATTACGTTTGTATTGTTGCTTTTAAATGCTTTTGCGTTATAAAAATTATTTACTGCTTGTTGTGTTATCTTTCTCATTTTCTTTTGTTTTAAAGGTTTATTTTATTATTTCTTATAATTACTCCATACTATTTCTAATATACGCTTATAACGTCTAATTTCTAGTATCTCGTTTGTTCTTTCTAGTTTTACTATTTTATTGTTTATACTTTCAATAAATAAAGTAATGT